ACGCTCTTCCGTAAAGTCCAGCGAATTGTAGGCAGGCAGCGAGTTGATCAGGGTTGCATCGAACCCCATCGCAATCAGCTCTGATCGCGTGGCAAGCCTCCTATGAGCGATAAAGGGCGCATCTTCTACGCAGGTCGCCTTCTTACTGACAATCAACTCTTCCGGCGGCACAACGTCAATCTGGATGCGGCCAGCGTTCGTGCGCTTCTGAACGATGACGTTATGCGTGGTTTGCTGCATCGCACCAGCAGGGGAGGCGACTTCTTCCGTTACCGTCTCTTGGGCCACAATCTGCCGAGTGCCATCCGACATCAACAGGAGCAGCTCGTTGTCGGTCAGACCTCGGTAGACTTCCTCGTCTACGTCAATCTTTTCCTGCCAGTAGGCTTTCAGCGTGCCAGTCTTCTCTAGCAGCGCGTCTTTGAACCAATCATGCAGCAGGGCAAAACCGCGATTGTCTTTGTAGAAAACCCAGTTTGCGTAATCGGTCGCTTGTTTAGCGCCTTCCTCGTCGCCAGGGCCAACAGGCTCAAACCTGCCTAGCTCGTCTGACGAGGTGAATACACGGATGAGCTGCGGCAGCGCACCATCGACAACCTCGGCAACCTCGCCGGTGACGATCTGGGAGCGCCCTTCTACCTCGTTGCCGTAGTTACGGCGCAGATAGTAGTCAATCGCCTTCCCTCGCTCCGCTGTGGTCTCGGAGTCGAGCATCCCAATTGCATCGTCAATCTCGGCTTGGAGAATGCCTTCCAGACTACCGATATCCATCTTGCACTTCCTTCTTCTGGAACGGCTTGTAAGCGCGTTGCTCAGGTTTATTGAGAGCTTTTAGGGCCTCGATCTGCCGCCGCAAATCCTCGACTTCTCGCACCAGAGCATCGAATGATTGCTTTGTAACGATATTGCCTTGTGCCATTAGCATTAGACCACCCACCTTGTGTTGGCTTTAATTGGTTTGCCCCAGTCATCATTTGACATCAAATCAAGACTTTGGGCAAGGTAACGCCACGCATCTGCTGCATGGCTGTGCTCATCGTGCAAAGGAGCGCCAGGTTCGTTCGTTATCTGGTTAACCGACCGTCTATACCTTTTTAGGTGGTTAACAAGCTCCATGCACTTTTCGCTATCAAAATAAGCGCGGGGAAATACCTGCCTGGCAAGCCTTATCCCCTCCTCTGGATTGCCCCTCGACAATACTTCAACCTTTCTGCCAAGGCTTTGCAGCATCTCCTGGGTTGATTTTCCAGACTTGAAGTCTTTATGCGCTCCGTCATGCGGAATGTAATCAGTACCCCAATTCCACTTTCTATTACCCAATTCGATTACATAAGAATCTATTGTCCTGTGGCTGTCCTCGATAAAGTCCACAATCCGTATCTCAGAAGCTACACGCTGGACACAGATAATCGACATGGAGTCATTCCAACCTAAGTCCCAGACGGTATGCACTTTCAGGAGCGGGTCAACAGGGACAGCGCGAATCCTCCCCTCCCGCTGTACTGCTTCTATCTCGGAGGCGTAGATGGCTCCCTCAACTGCTGGGCGGCACTTTCCTTCCCATGTCGTAAGGTAGCCAACAGGATCACGGTCTAGCCACTGCCGGCGCTCTTTATCAAGCTCAACCGGGAACCAAGGGTTATCTGTCCAGTTGATCTCGCACACCCAAGACTCTGCCGGTGGGTGTACAACAAACCGGGAGAAAGTCTCGTCCGTGTCCAGCTCAGGATTAAAGCTAACCCATATCTCCGACCCTGGCTTACGGATAGTCGGAATGAGAATATCCCAAGACCTTTTACTCACGACTTGCGCCTCTTCCACCCAGCAGATGTCTGTACCCTCATAAGACTTGAGATTGGCGACACCCTGTTGCCTGATGCCAGCAAAGGTGAACTCCGTACCGTTAGAACCGATTATCTTGGTTTCCTGTACGGTGTAGACGCCCTCTAGGTTCAGCATCTCGATCTGGTCTTTTAAAAGTCTATGCACAGACTCTTGGATGCTTTTCTGCGTCTCCCGAGCACACAGGACACGGATCGGCTTTGTAGCCCCTAACGCCACGAGAGCGCGAGCAATCGACCAGGATTTGCCGCTTCCCCTTCCACCGTGGAGTATCTTGTACCGTTTAGGCTGGAAGAGGGGTAGGAGCTTATTCGGAATCTCGACTTTCGTTCGCAATTCCGACTATCTCAAGTACGGTTTGAATTGGACCACCGTTATTGCCGGTGACTTGCAGCGGTAGCAGCTTGGGGTAAATCTGCGCCCAGAATACTCGCTCGTTTGCTGGGTCTTCCTTTGCCCACTCCATTAACCTGTGAGCACCACCTAAACCTTCTGCTGCGTAACTGATTGCCTCTTTTGCCTGAAGCGTTGTCTTGTTCTTGGAGCCTTTTGGTCGCCCCATCCCCTTACGGGTGTAGTTGTCATTTTGTATTTTAGTCACAATACGCACTCCTAATGGGTCATGCGCTTTACATTTTACTACGCTCTGCAATTAATCTGTCAATCTCTGGGTCGCCTGCCTGGTCTTCTGTCGGAGAAAACAGCGCTCGTTTCCTACCGTCTGTGATACCAGGCTCGCACAAGTAATACATTGCCAGACTGTTTCTGGTTACATCTTCCGGGCAGGTTATCGGCTCTGGTAGTCCATGCCAGCTTCCACGAGTGTCAAATATCACACCCCTGTTGAACTCTGGCGATATTGCTTTGACTAGACGCTTCTTGTTGTCGTACAGACCTAGATGGCCACCCCAGTCTTCATCCCAGTTTGGCGTGACGTAAACAATGATATTCAGCCTGCGCTGTAGGTTTACCTTGGGGTGGATGTTGTAGTCCAGGTGGACGTTTAGCTTTCCACCCCTACCGTGTTGGTGTAGCCCACCGCCATGTAAGCCGTAATCCGGCACCAGTTCCTCTTGGACTTTATGGCTGAGAAACTGAGTGAAGTCTGCTTGGCAAAGGCTTGTAAAGGCTCGGTATGTTGCTGGGCCGAACTTAGACCAGTCGTTGCAAGTCTGTTTTATCTCTAGCGGGTTGTTGTATCGGAACCAGCAGTTATCGTCTGGATGCGGGAACTCTCTTGCTATTTCCCCTGGTTCCTCGAAAAAATCATCGACGATAGCGTGCCAAAACGGTACTTCGCTTATCGTTATTCTCACTTTTTATTTCGCCCGCTTATAGCCTTCGCTTTTGCTCTTGCGTCTGCCTTACTAGACGCACCCCAGGCTTTCAACGACAGCAGCAACCGAGTGGGCTTGCCATCCTTATATTCTGGCCCTGGCATGTTACCCATCCGCGCTAGAAACGATGCTCTGCGGGGATTGTCTCCAGACTTAACGGGAGCCTTCAGGTCACTGCCAGGGTTCTCGCGCTCGTAAGACTTACGCCCAGCTTCGTTCAGCCCACCCTTGGGGTTCTTGCCAGCCTTGCGAGTCCATGCGGCGCTCATTCGTCCATCATCCCGGCAATCTTGATGATGATTCCGGCGTTTTTACCCTTTACCGGGCCACCAGATAGCCACTTGTCGCAAACCATGTCTTCGCTACACACAAAGGCAAGCTGGGAGCAATATCCTGCGTCTTCCATCTCACCCAGGCCTTCCTCTATGCAAGACTCCATTTCTTCCGTCTCGATAAAGGCAGCGCAGTTACCACATTTGTACTCTGCGTCCTCTTCCGCTTCTACGTAGCCAGCAGAGTCAACCGCTTTTTTCTTGTTGGCTTCGTTCAGCTTAGCGTCTTGCGTAGCGAGTGGGCACTTCATTTTTTCTTACTCGGGTAAGAGGGAGCGTTGTCTTTTGCCGGTTTCGGCTTTTTCTTGTAGTTCGGCTGATTGGTAGTGCCCATTATTTCTTCCTTGCCGCTCTCATGTTGTCAACAAGATTAGGGTAAGGCCGACCAGCGGCTTTAGCCATTGCCTTGGCAGACGATTTCTCTTTCTTAGAGAGAGGGTCTGGCTTGCCTAGTTTCTTAGGCCGAGGCTTGTCCCAAATGGGTTTCATTTCTTTTTACCCATCTTACCGGGCATCTTGGCGTATGCCTGCTTAGGAGTCTTAGCAATCATCTCTTTTGCTACAGACATCGGCACGCCGGTTTGTTTTGCCACCTTTTTGCTACCTGCGGCGGCGTACATAAGACGCTGTTGGGCCTTGCTGGTAATCGGCATATCAATCCTCGACTATGTATGTGAGGTGCCCGATTCGACCTCTTACTCCTATTTTATCAACTTCGTGGCGAATGTCGATAGGGAGAAATTTATACAAACCATGTTCAATATCAAATACTTTGCCGCTATTCCACTGCTGGTCGAAGAAGTCTCTCGTCTTCTCTAGCGCAGCCTTGACCTGTGGGATAACCGTGTAGCCCATGGAATACAGACGGGTCATTAGCATTCCACCCGTCCCGACATAATCGTGATCGAATCCGGTAGCCCTAGCAGCGGCAAACGTAGCCTTGTCTGCTGGATGGTTGGCAAGGTTGAAGTGCTCGGTCAGCGTGTATCGGCCTGAAATCTTGAAAACGTGGCTGTAAGCGTTAGGTATGCGATCAAGAATATCTATCGTCGTGTGCAACTCGATAGCGTTTTTGATATAGGCAACGTCTTTTGTCCGGTCGATGTTGTGAATGAATTCATCCGAGTAATGTTTCACAACCGTCCTGGGGAACGACAACACCTGGCGCTCGAAGCTAGACTCCAACACCCAGATAGACGCAATCGGGCAAGCCTTGTGGATGCTCTCTATCGTCTCTCGGGTTTCTGCTAGCCGCTGGGGACAGCCATTAACGGCAGACGTTACTATGAACAGAATCACCACTTTCCCCTTGTAGAGTGCCAGCCTTGGGTAGCGATTACCGGACCTCTACCCCTGTACGGTAGCCCAGCAAAGTGATCCGGCAAAAACAAGTGACTAGGCCAGATTGTAAGGTCGCGGAACTGGTGCTCCATCCAAGTCGTTGTCAGCCTAACCGGGCCTGTGTGCTGCCAAGCCTGTAGATCACCTGGATCAGACTTGCTCAAGTCCTCGATAATCTGCCCGATAAGTGGATGGCCAGGAACAGACCCCATTGCCCCGTTTGCCAGCAATCCAGGGCGCAATACCTCCGACTCCCAGCAGCACCATATATCCGGCTCCAGCACCCAATCAGGAATAGGGCTAACAGCCTCAGAATCGGCGTCTAGCGCGATTCCGCCGTATCGGTAAAGTATCTCCCACCTCATGCAGTCTGCGACGCCGCAAAGCTCTCTGTGCCAGTAATGGCGCATGAGCTTAGATAGCATCCATCCTGATTTTAGGTCGTCGTTACCCCAGACTCGGACGTTAAAGCTAGGGTTGTGACGCTTCCAAGAGTCGATAGCTTTATCGGGTCGCTTGGATTCGTCACCCACCCAGACAAAATGGAGATCAGCGGAAATAGTCAATATGACTCCAGAGTGGTCGTCTTGCACCTAACTTAGCCGCCACACCTTCTCTCTGCAATTCAGCCAGAGTTCTAGTGATATGCGTTTTGCTAACTAGGTATCGGTCGGCTAGTTCGTCTGCTGTTACCGGTGTCTTGTGCGTTCTGAGGTATTCCTCAAGCTTTTGCATCATCGTCATTTTGTAGTCTGATCTGGTTGTAAGTTAAGCGAGCGTCTCCGATAAGCTCAAAGCAAACCGATTCGGCTTCATCAAACCGTTTCTGGTTCATCAACATCTGTATCTGAGAAACTTTCTTCTTCATCTCCAGATACCCTTCCACCCAATCGAGCATATTCTTCCTTCCATATTGTGTAGTTCATACGAAAATTGCGCCTAGCGATCTCCTTGAACGGTATATCGCTTTTAGATGTGTCAGCCATTACCTTTAGTAGTCGCTTCCTGAATGATCCAGTGTCTATCTCAAGATAGTCTAGGTATCCCTCACAAGACGGCGTAAATAGAAAGTCAAGCGCCGAAGCTGCCTCGGAACACAACTTTATCGCCCTTTTTTCTAACTTGACGGGCGGCAATGTAGCGTCTTTGACTGCAAGCCCTACCACAGCAGCAAGCAATCGCTCCTCCGGCGTGCTCTCACTTGGAAACAGTTGCTCGCTGTATGACATTCTTTGCCTCTGAGATTGTTCTGTTTATAAACGTGGGCGGCAATGCTAACTCAGCCGCTAGGAAATAGATACTCTGTTTCGGGAAGTCAACGTATACCGCACGTAAGACCTGCCTGGTTTCCTCCGGCATCTTCTTAACGATAGCGTCAACCGCTTTTGCGTCCTCCTTGTCCGTCGGCTCCAGTTTGTGAATCCATCCAGCCCAGTTCACAAGACGATCCTCTGTAGAACCTAAACCATTCTGCACCGCACTCATGGCAAACCCTTATCT